CTTCGATAATTTCCATATTTCCATGTGATCCAAAAGGAATTTTATGTTCATTATCTATAAATTGTGCAACTATAGGCATACCATTTACAGAATGCATATTAATTTCTGTAAAATCCCTCATCCATGAAATACCATTTCCATTAAAATCATTTTCATCCTTATTAATTGAATGTAAAATAAGTTTGACTGGTGTTCTGCCAGCTTTAGATGTTTTTTTAGATATTTCTATAATTGAATTATTCGATTTTATCACCACCTTTATATAATTATAATATTATTTATTAAGTTAATTATTCAAAACCCATTTATAGCCTTTATATTGAGGTTTTATATTTTTAATACATTGGTATATTGCAGAATTATTATAATTTAATTCCTTACAAATATCAGATACATTATTCCAAATCTTTATTAAGTTTCCTTTTAAATCATATTGTAAAATTGAATTATATTGACTATTTCTTTTAATTTCTAAATTAAAAATTTCATCATTATTATAATCTTTTATAAATCTCCAAATAAAATTTTTATATGTTTTTCTTTCACCATTACAACATCTAGAAATACTATTTATATTACAATTATAGTAATCAGCTATTTCTCTTGTATTATTCCATTCTTTAATAATATTTCCACTCTTATCAATTTGATAAACAGGAAAATTTTTATTATGAGTAACTTTTCCTATATTTTGACATTTAGTATAACTCCATTGATACCCTTTATGTGTACCAAAACCATCTAAACAACATCAGGATTAAAATTATATTCTTTTAGAGAAATTATTCCTTTATATTCTTTAATAAATTCTCCATTTAAAGAATATTGATATACGTATTTTTTACGTGATTCACTCATTTTCTTTTTTGTTTGTTCTGATGCTTTTTTATTAAGATGAGAATTCTTCAATTTAATTCTTGTCTCTTCTGTTATTGCTAAATGTGGTGGTCTACCAGCAATTGGATTAATATTATAACCAATACTACTATCATGACATTGTGTTTTATCTAACCAATACTGCTCTCTATTAATAAGCATATCTATATTCTCTACTTGTTCCAACACTAAAAATAAAAATTTATCTTTATCAAAAATTTTATTATATGATCTTTGTAAATAAACATTATAATGATTACCATTTATTAAATTATTATAATGTCTTTTATATCTTTTATAAATATTTTGACTACTGCCTATGTAATATTTATTATTATTTAAATTATAAATAATATAAACTCCTGAGTATTTATCATTGGTATCTATTATTTTTAAATTACCAAATTGATCTATTTTATAAGTATTAATTATTTCATTCATTTTTATCATCCCTTTCTAATGAATTTCTTTCTTCCTTTCATAGTTTGAAATTAAACAATAAAAGAAGGAGAGCGAAAGGTACTCTCCTTGTTAATAAGGTTAATTACTCCTTATCTATCTTTTATAAAATTGACTAAATATTAAATATTAATCTGTACTTTGCTTTTTCTGTTTATTACTACCTAAATTGCGTTGAATTTGGCCTCCTGGTTTTAAATCTTTAGTTTTTTTTAATGGTGCTCCACCTTTATCATTTATATCTCCACCATTTGAATTGAATGATGTGGCATGTACAGGATATTTATTTTCAAAATCTTCATCTAATTCTTCATCCATTAAACTTAAATAATCATCAACATCAACGCCCAAAGTAGATATCCAGAATTTTAATGAACCTCTTCCTTGAGTATATAATTTTTCTGCTTTTTCAAACATATCATCCTTATTTAACCAAGAAATAGGCAAATACTTAATATCTATATAATCTTTAGGTTTAATATTTAATAATTCATTAATAACTCTTGTATATTCTCTAGCTATCTCATTAACTGATTGAAATACTTGTGAAGATACTAAATCTAAATTAACTGCTAAATTTGCATATGAACTTCCACCACTTGATTCTGCGTTTAATGCACTACTAGCAAAACCTAAACTTGTACTTATCTTCTTCATATTTTCATCGCTTAAAGTATTTTCAATTAACGAAGAATCTTTACTTAATCTATCAATTTTTGTACCTGGAGCAAGAGACAAAGTTGAAATTTTAGCAGTATTACCGTTTGTATTAACTTTAACAGCATTTTTAAATGCTTCTATTATATTATCTTGTTGTGTTTTATTTAAACTGCAAGACCCTGCTTTTTCTCCTTCTGGTAGAATAAGGAAATATATACTACTAGCTAATTCACAAATTAACTGATATTGACTATCATCATAATCTCCACTTAATTTCATATCTGTAAATGCAGAAAGTCCTAAAGGTCTACCATATGGTTCATCCTCTTTTGCTTTAGATTTTAATGCAATTGTTTTTCTATAATCAAGAATAAACCATCTTTTACTAGCATCTTTTTTATAATCCATATATGCTTTTATAAAATCTTTAGGATAATTTTTAATTTCATTTATTAATCCACCATATTTAAATTGATCAAAATACATCATATCAAATGCTGCAATAGATATATTATTTTGAAATCCAATTATTTTACAATAATCTAAATCTAAAGGTTGTATCATAAAATTATCATCTAATGATAATCCTTCAATTCTATCAATTGAATCTACTATTACTGCTCCGGTATCAATTTTTTTATTACTTGCTGTGGTATCTCTCAATATACCAATATATGTTCCAAAAATATATAAATTTCTCAATATATCTCTTGTTGATCTATCGTGATTTAATAATTTTAATAGTAAATTAAATTTTTTCTTTTTTTCTTTTAATTTATCTGTTTTATTTCTCATAGTTGTTATATGAGATAATATTGGTATGGCAATCATATAATCAACTATGTTAGAATATATCCCTTGTTCGTTATATGCTTGTTCAGATATAGTCCTTAATATTTCATTATATATCATAGGATATTTTATATATTGTTTTAAATCACTCATAGATATATAATCTGTATCTAATCTACTCATTGAAAAAGAATTATAAGATAATGAATTTAATTCTATTTCATTAGAATTAGATAGTGGGGGAGATGTATTAGTATTTATTTCTGTTTGCTGTGTTTGAGGATCTTCTATTTGTTTTTTTGACAATTAAATCCTCCTTTCTTTATTGATATTATAAATTTTTATAAATGTCAATTAATTATATTAATAATGTGTTATTATGAAAATGAAAATACGAAATCATAATCTGAATCTTTTACATTTTTCCTATTTTCTTCTTCCATTTCATTTACAATAGAAATACCGTATGCTAAACTTGTTGCTCTATCTCTTTTTACTGTTTTTACAATACGATCATAAATAATATTTCCAGAATTACTCATTATTTGTTTAATATTAGACAATTCTTGAATCATTAAATCTGTTTGAATATACATTAAAAATTCTTCAATACTCATTTGATCAGATTTATATGCTTCATCCATTTCAGTTGAATGTTTCAATAGTCTTAAAGATCCATTCTCAAAACTTGCTTTTAAATATGTATGCATTGTATTATTACTGCTCTGAGTAGCAGTAATTCCTCTAATTATTGGTACAGCATTCCTTATACTAATACCTTTTTCATCATTATCTAATACAAGAGGAGGAAATTCTAAAATTTCTTTTGTTTTTTCATCTTTATATTCCCAGGACTCATAGAACAATGATGGTAGAGGTTCTCCATTGCCTCTCATATCAATAATTATTTTAATTGCATTAGGAAATTTCAGATGATATAATTCTCTTATAAAATCTTTTTGATCAGGAAGTGTCATTCCATTGTGAGTTTTAGTATAAACAACATCTTTAAAATATGTACCATTACTTCTTTCTTTTAATTTTATAACATGAGTACACGCATTATCAGAATTTTTAGCATCAGAAATAGCAACGTCATGCACAATAATATATTGAGATTTACTTTTTTTAGGCTGTGTTAATTCACATTGATCTAATGTTCTACAAGGGTTTGTAACATCATAAGGATAATAACTTTCTCCGCTAGAACCTACAAATTGACCACAGTATTCATAAAGAAATATTTCTTCAGTAGTATCTGGTTTATTTCTTTCTTCTTCAATATCTTCTGCATCAAATATCATAGATTCAATTCCAACTTTATAATCTAATGCACATACAAAATAATTTTTATTTCCTTCCTTCATTTTATCAAAAAAATAAGTAAATCTTTTATATAAATCACTTGTTTTTAAAAAAGCAGAAGATATAAAAATAACTTTACCTTTTTCTGATTGCATATGATCAATCGCAACAGGTCTTTTAGTTTTTGTCATCGGAATTAAAATTGTTGATATTATAGAATCTAGAACTAGACGAGCCTCATCAATTAACAAATAATGGAATCTCCAACTTCTCGCTCCATCACCTTGATTTCTTCCTAATACAATTGCTCTTATTTCACTACCATTTCTAAAATTTACAACACAATCACTAGCACTTGTATTTATTGGGAATACTATTTCCCTTGCTATATTTGGATTATTGGCAAGTTCTCCCTTAATTTTTTGAACAATTACGTTTCTAGCTTGTTGCCCTTGACCTGACGCTATTCCACATTTAAGTCCCTTGTAAAGAATAGCAGAACAAACAAAGAAAACAGCACTTATCCAAGATTTACCAAGTCCTCTGCAACATATTAGCATCGTATACTGATATCTTGCCATTGCCCTAAGTATTAATCGTTGGAAAAGATGAAGCTTCAAACCCAAAATATCAATGGCAAATTTATCCAAATGGATTCTATAGTATGCTATGAATTTTTTCCATTCTTCATCATTAAGATTATCACTTTCATTATTAATTGGATCGTAACTAAAACTACTATCTAAATTATCATAATCACCATCTTTTATACGCCTACTTTTATGACTAAAATTTTTAAATACTGCCAAATTATCACCTACAATGACTTATGTATATTATTAAATTGATCTAACAAATGCTCAATAGCATCTTTTTCAAATTCATCTGGTTCGTATATCCAACACTTACTTTCAATTTTATCAACTACTTGGCTAATACTATTTATCCCTGCACTCATACTTGATCTAGAATTTTCACTAAATTGTGCAGACTTAGATAAAGTATCAAAAGTAGCTTGTAAATCTTTATATTTTTTATCTGCTCCTGTTGTTCCATCTAACATTTCTTGATATGCTTTATTAACCGCTAAACTAGCACAACATATTTTTTTTGCATAATCCTTATAACTTGTGGTATTAATTTTAAAATCATTGTGCAATCCAGTTAAATATTTATTTAAATAATTTATATCTGTTTGCGTATATCTACCATTCCATTCTTCACTATATATTCTTGTTTGATCTTCAAAAACTGTTTGTGTACCTTGTAAAGAATTTCTGTCAAATATACTATTATTAAATCTTAATATTCCTTGCTTTTTCCACTGTTGCATCGATGAATTTTTAAAATACAAACCAAGAATTTTTTTATTATCTTTTTCTTTCTCATATGTACTAAAAAATACTTCTTCAATATATGGTCTATCTAATAATTCACATATTTTTATAACTGCTCCTCTTATATCAGAACCACTTTGTATATGTGCATTAAATAATTCGTAGATACAATTTTTACATGTTGGGAAATATTCACCATATAAAGGATTATCAGTTTTAAAAAAATTACTTATAATTGCTGATTTTATTAATCCACATTTACTACATGTAATTTCATTACGTTTTATTTTAGTTATATTTTTATTTGTTGCCATTTAAAATAACTCCTTTGGTTAATTATTTAATAAATAAAATAAACAATTTAATTAATTGTTTTCAACACATTACAATATTTATATTTATTATCTAATAAATTATCAAATTCAAAATTTTTATATCTTTGTGTAAATTCATTGAATTGTTCTGGTGTATTCTTTCCAAATCCATAATTTTTGTGAAAAATTACATGCAAACTATTAATAATACAAACACCAAGATATTTTTTATGTTTTTCAATACATTGAATTTTAAAAATTTCTAACTCGTCTTTCTCATATTCAGATATTGATTGTTTAAAAATTAAATTATTTTCATTTAAAATTTCTTCTAATATTAAATCAAATCCAAATAAATGATGTATTATATCAAATCGTTGATTAGTTAAAACACATTTATAATTACAATTCTTCATAGATTCTTTTTTCCAATCAACAATACAATTTCTTAAATATTCATATAAAGATGATCTTCCACCTTTCCAATTATGATTATTTTCTCCTGAATTCCTTTCAATAGCACATATAGGACATCCACTACCGCTTACTAAATTACTATATGAAGTTTGTTGAATATCATTTTTATGAAATGGACATATATATTTTAAATTTGATTCATTATTTATATAATCTTCTTTAGTGGATGTAAGAATATATTCTCTTTGTTTAAATAATTCTTCTACTATACTAAAATCCATTCTTTTTTGTTGACTTAACTTGTCATATGAACAATACTTACAACCTTGATTTTTATATTTAAAATTTCCATATTTAATAGATTGAATACCTTTATCTTTATGACTTGGACAAATAAATTCCATATAATCATCTGGACTATAATATTCTTTTGTTAATAAAATTAAATTTCTTTCTTCAAATTCTTTTCTAACTAAATTAATATTATTTTTACGAATACTATTTACAATTTTTTCATGAATTACTGGAACTTTAACTGAAGATTTTACACCTTTCTTTAATAAACATAATTCAACTTGTTTATCATGTTTATGCTTTTCACAAGCATCTTTAATTATTGGTTGATTTTTATGACTAATAATATATTTATAATATGGTTTTGGTATTATTGTTTCTATCCCTTCTTCTAAACAATAATCACACAAACATTCAATTCCTATATTGCTACCTTCTAACAATTTATTAACATCTATTGTATGAACTTTATTATATTCCCATTTTAATCCTAAACTTTTTATGTATGGTTTGTTGTTAGACAAGCATGTTACCTCGACCTCTTTTGTAATTAACATTTTATCACCAAATCCCTTCTATTTTATTTTCCCTTTCTGCTTTTTCTATACATTTTCTATACTTATTAATTAAAAATAAAAAGAATTGGTGCATACGCAGAAAGGAAAGAGGGAGCTACCCTCTAATCATCTACACCAATTCAAAAAACAATATTATATTTATAACCTAATACTAACCTACTAACCTAAAAATATCACAACCAAATCTCACTTCTATCACTATTTTAAAACATAATAAAACCCACCTAAAGTATAGATGGATTCTATATATCTTAAATTAAATTTAATTATCTTTATATTATTTTATTCTACTAATGCTTCATCCATCAATTCTCTCATAAAGCAACAATGATCATTCCATCCAATACTTTTACCTGTCTTATACAATCTATATAATTCATTTCTTAATTCTGCACCACATTTAATATTCATAACATTATCCGTAAATTCTTCAATTAGATCAATTTCTGCTAATTGTTCATCGGTGAATTCTCCGTTTTCAGATTCACATGTACATTGACAATCATTGCAACTACAATCTTCTAATTCCTTATTAAATTCATCTTCATCATAATCTTCAATAAAATTATCAGCGAATTCATCTAAGATAGATTTAATAGAATTTTTATTTCCATTTGTTTCTTGAATTCTTTCCACAAAAATTTCTAACAATTCATCATAATCAAATTCTTCTACTTTACAATCTTCACATTCACAACAATCATTCTCACAATCACAAAAATCATTACAACATTCATCACAATTCATATATTTACAATCATCATCACAACTATCATATTTCTTTTTATCTTTGTATTTACATTCATCACATTCACAAACTTCATCTTCATC